TGAGAGTCCATTCGTTCCGAAGTACTTCAGTAAGTTCTTCCATCTCTCTTCTGAGATGTGACTCAAGTTGCTGAGCCTTTTGTTCATTAAATGTCCATCCATGTATTTCTTGTTCGGTTAATATTTCTGCGACTCGGTGCTCTAGCCGACACGAGTCAGATAGTGGCGGAAGTGTTCGCATAATTTGGTGGTAACTTTTACGTCTTGTTCGCAGTAATCCTGCATTTCTTGGCTCCACTCTGACCAGTCAGTAGTTTTGCCAAATTCGCCTTTGTATTCTCCTAATCTGTAGCCATAAGCTTCTAAGCTGTGACGTCCATATAGTTGTAAAGGCATTCTCGGCCATTGTCTTTTCTTATCTATATCAATCATGTTTGGATGATATAGTCTAGATAAAATTAAAGTGTCGTAGAGATCAGCCTTAGTTTCAAACCAAGGGTAAATCTTTTTGAACACCGCTAAGTCATAGTTAATAATATTGTGACCGGCTATGACGTCAGCTTCTACAAGCCAGTTAATGCCTTCTATAATTCCATGTTTATCACTAGGTATGTCATTAAACACATGACTTTCTTTAGTGTCCGTGTCATAGATGGCTAGGCAATGTATTTGTGAGACATTAGGTAGTAACCCATTAGTTTCGCAGTCAAACACGAGCATTGTTTTTCCCCGTGTAAGTTTTATCTTTAAATTTTGCTTTTTTAACTGCTTTCTTACTAGGTGGGTTAGGTTTCTGTAACTCAATATCAGAAGTCTGTTTGGGTATTGAGAATTGGGTCCTTAGTTTCATTAAATCGACAGGTGGTTTTATCGTATTGAAGTTGTGCAGCTATACCTGTTTCGCCTGAATATCTATTCTTGAGAACTCGTAATGTAGATACATCATTCTCTGCTTGTTGATCTCGCTCTAAAGCTAAAACTGTGTCAGATAATTGGCTTATAGCTTGGCTGCCTCGTAATTGTCCGAGTGAAACTTTTGCTCCATCGGTATGGTCTTTATCTGTTTGCGTACGTCTTAAATGTGATACTAGAAATAAACTGATACCAGTTCGTTCAACTAATGACCTTAACTTAGTCATAGTGGTATCTATCATGCGTCTTTCATCGCCGTCTAATCCCGACAGTAATATAGACAAGTGGTCGAGGAATATGATTCTGATATCCAATCCCAATGCCATGTATTCAATTCTGTTGTAGATGATGTCGGGCGATAGACTACCGAAGTGATCGTATAAATAAAGATTCCAATTGCTAATAGTCGTATCATATGCAAGTTGTAGTACGTCTCTTTCGTGCTCCCCTAGGTGTAAGGCTTGACCTACGCCAACTGACATAAGACCAAGAGCTGTTCGCCTATTGGATTCTTCTAAAGCTATATAACCAACTCGCTCACCAGATTCCAATAAATCTGTAGCAAGCTGACGACAAAAGGTACTCTTACCTTGCCCAGTCCCTGCTGTTATAGTGGTCAATTCGCCAAATCTTATTCCGTGGGTTTTTTCTTGTAAGCCTTCTAGTGAATATGTGTGATCGCATGGTGGAGTTGGTGTAGTTACCAATTCAAGGAGCGATTTCCCATCCACGATACCATCAGGTTGATAAGGTTTTGCATCCCATATCGCACGGCGTATAGCGTCCGGATCATCATTCTGTAAAGCATCACTGGCATCCTTGTAAGGATCCGCCAAGTGAGCAATCTTAACTGTCCCTTGTGGTAAGAGAGTAGCCACTTGTTCCGTCGCTCGCAATCCTGCTTCGTCTTTATCAAAGAAGAGGATAATTTCCTGATAACCTTGTAAAAAAGGTATTTGTTTTTGAATGTCTTTTTTGGCTGATCCTGCCCCATGTGGGAGCGATACCATCGGCCAGTTTTCCATTGCTTGATAGCACGATGCAGCATCTAATTCACCTTCCGTGATAACAATACGTTTACCGCTATTAGGGAAAAGATGCTGACCAAAAAGAGTGTCTGTAGTTTCGCCTTCATATTTGAAGTCCTTGTTTTTGGTTTTTACTTTGAATCCTTTAAGGCGTCCTGAGCTATCAAAATAAGGGAAGCGTAAGTATGCCTCGTCTCTGTAAATTTTAAAAAATTGGCATACGGCTTCGCTAATTCGTCGTTTTTGCAGCCTTTGGGCTGATCCTTTGAAGTTAACATTTGTCTGCATTTGATGAGTGTGTAAGTCACCCTCCCCCGGTATATAGGTTTGGCAACTAAAACAATAAGAGTGCCCGTCCGTGTACACGCTATTAGCGTCGGACGAGCCACAAGTTGGACACGGTTCGTGTCTTAAAAATTCGCTGTCGGTCATGTAAGCCAATCAACTGGTATGGCATGATATGCACACCATTTAATTCCGTATCGTTTGCACCATTGTGCATACGTCGTCTTTGATTTCTTAGATATTTTTTTATAAGGGTCTTGAAAGACCATGCGTAAATCTATTTCCGGATGTTCTTTAACCACCTGACGTGTCTTACGCCTACTGGTGGGGTCCCAATATCCTTTTACTTCTAGAATTACGCCGTTAGATAAAATAAAATCTGGCGTATAAAGGTGCTGAATTGTATAAGGAAAGCTTGTACTTTCGTATTCATAATCAACACCCAGTTCGCATAAGAGATCAGAGACTTTTTCCTCTAATCCTGATTTAAACATTAGAAGTCGTCGTCTACCTCGACTGAGCTAGGTGCTAAGTCAGGTTGTACATTTGGGTCATCAGCTTTAAAACCAGCAGTTGTACCAAATAGTTCGGCTACTCCGTCCTCGTCTAAATCTCCGGTGTCTACACCAGCTCCAGTTTGAACGGATACTACTTGCACTCCACTAAGTTTTAGTGAGGTACCGTATGTAAAACCATCACGGAGTATATAAGGCTTTTGAATAAAGCCAATCTTAACTTTGGATCCTTCATATACAGGTGTTTCTAAATTAGTAATTGGCGTGCCTTCAGTGTCTACAACTGGTGGACATTTATCTTCTGCCCATGAAAACTTAACGATGTATTTACCTTCGCTAACTTCTTCCCACGGCTCGGGACGAAGCGTGGATCTTTTGGGATTTTTTAATTTGGATTCTGCCCATTTTAGACAGTCAATTCTTTCTTCTTCAAGTGCATTAACTATGCTACTGTCAACAATTGCTTTCAGTGAATAGCCAAATTTACTTGGCTTCAGTACAGCTTGATAACCACTAAGAGTTACAGGCTGTGGAGTTATATGTATGTTTCTTGCCATTAACAAAAAAAGTAAGTGGATTCAATTACGGATTCTGGTTTCAGATCTCCAATAATCGGTGGTTCAGACTCAGCTCCAATAGCTTGGGCAAAGTCCGTAAGGAAGTCATGCTCCGCAAAGAGGTGCATGTATGTATCTCTAACTAAGGTGGATAACTTAGTCATATCAGTAGCTCTGCACAATACCGAGTCATGTATCAGACTGATAGGTGCATTAAACTTAGTAGCTGATATGTGTAGCAATGAAGCGTCTAGTGAGTGAATAAGATTTGGAGCTGTAGCGTTCTTGTGATGACGTAGATCTACGCCTTTCTCACCATCAGCTATTCTGATTTGACATCGACCTAAAAGCATTAGCTCGATCATTTTGGTATCCATCTTCATAAGTCTCTGTGTTACACGGAAACCTGAAGGTGTTACCCACATCAATTCAGTAGCACCAGCTTTAATAGCTCTAGCTACTTCACTCTCTACCCAACGCATAACTTTCATTGGTCCCGGGACTACCTCTTCCATGGCAGTCCGGACGGCTTTAACTATTTGAGTTAGTTCTTCTTTTTCAACTTCAACATCTTTATCTTTAAATGCTTCTCTTATATATTGTCGATTACTGAAAGGTTTAGCATTGTAAGGTATTGTCATAACCGTCCTTTTGACGGATTTTCTATCCCAATACGGACGTAACCTTTCAGGTATATCTTTAATACTTTTTTCAGCAATTACTTTATAAGCATCTTGAGGTTTATCACTTGGTAAAACATTTACCAGTGAAGCTGTGGACTTATCTCGAGCAAGCCCTGCCAGTATTTGTAGTCCAGAACAGGTTGCATCGGTTGCCACAGGTAATCCTGTAGTTGTCCTAGTTTTAGTTAAGACAACAGCGTAGTATTCTTCACAGGCAGCTAAAAACTGCCAAGGTTCTTCAGCTACTTCCCAGTCCCCGATATTATCTAGTGGGTTAGTAGCCACTCGTTTGATGAGTGTGTGGTTTTGGTTAGTCCACGTTAGTCTCTCGTCTACCGTAGCTTTATCAAGACCATAGGTAGTAGCTACTTGGAAGCTAAGCCATCTTTCCCCATCTTCAGTAATAGGTGCTTCTTCGGAAAATCTAATTAGACTTTTCCCGTAGTCAGTACACTGCATCGTAAGGAATGCTGGGATGGGATATGCCCTACCTCTGTAATCAAAACTCCAAGGTACGTAGAAATCTTTATCTTTAAACTCTCTTGCTACGTTCATAATCATACGAGTTCGACAACTCGCTCTCCATTCGTTAGCGTTCTTGTTCTTAGCATCTCTTGCTAATCTCTTCCACTCCTTTCTAGCTGTCTCATTCGTCTCAATATCTATAGGCTTAGGAGGTTCAGGATAATGTAGTACGGGATGAAACTTTCCTACTTCAATTTGTCTCTCACATAATTCCTCTGCAATTTGCAAAGTAAAATCATTTAGCCGATATTTAACCTTTTGTATTGAGTTAATAAATTGGTAAATAGTTTTCCCCTGTATAGGTAAGGGTACCCCTCTTCGTACCAATTCATGGCACTGAGTTAACTCATTTAGGTAGTAACCACCTTCATTTGTAGGGCTCCAATCTCTAGGCTCAATTAACATCGGCCAGCTCATCGGGCTAAACAATTCAGCTAGGCGTACTATTTCTTCTTTCTGTTTATTAAATGCAGGGGTTGGCTCAATGTGTTGGGTAGATCTTTTCGCAAACCCTTTAATCTTTCTTTCAAACCAACCTGATGATTCACATAAACAGTCAAGGAACCATGCCCCAACTTTTGCTCGTATCTGTACTGTCCATGTTTTCCATGGTGCTATGTCACTTTTGTTCATAAGCGTAGTCATAGACTTTTGCTTAAAGTGAGTGCCTTTAGCTTGATGCCAGTAATTATCTTTAAGAGTTTTAAATAATGCTGGTGTTTGGTTTTCGTAGTACCTCATCTGACTCTCAGCTTCTAGTGCTGCACCTATGGCATCAGCAACCTTAATTACTTTTGAGTTTTCAACACGAGGGGAAAATACTTTATCGAATGTAAGCTTGGCTGTTATAGCTGCTTGAGATTCACTATCAATTGCGAAGATGAATGGTAGCAGTTCCATTAAATGTCCTGCCCCACCTTTAGCTACTATCTTTCGCTTCTTTTTCTTCTCGTCTATATACTTTATCAAATACGGTAGGAGAGTTTCTATACTTGCAGAGCCAAAAACTGTAGCAGAGCCGTAATCTTTATCAAGTAATTTCTTGGTATCAGATCTGATCTTCTCTAAGCCACCTTTTATCTGTTTTCGCTCGAAACTCGCCTGTCTTTCTAGATCAGACTTAAGCATTTATTAGTCGGTAGATTACATAATTTGTACTATGCAAAGGTGTATATATCTATAAACCATTGCAATAAAAAAGATCTCAGCCTTTCAGCCAAGATCTCGGTACACCACTGTATTCAGTTTTCGTTAGATTTTAAGTCCGGCGCGTCTACCAAATTCCGCCACACTCCCAGTGGATCTCAGCGAAATAATTGTAACAGACGCACTTAACATATAACCTATACGTAACGAAAAGTGGTGTTTTGAAGACCTTGTAGATGCGGTAGATTACGCATATCCGAAGTCTATCGAGTTAGCTCTTTTGCTGAGGTCCTTATCAAATGAATGTAAGTATCTCTCAGTTACTCGGGTAGAACTATGACCCAAGTGGGTAGCAACATCAACGATGTTCATACCTGATTGAACAAGTAAAGTGCCACATGTGTGTCTAAGTCCATGGAATTTCCAAGGGCTATCCTCACCAACTGGTTTACGTAATGCATTTGTGATGCATCTGTTAAACCAAGTACGCATTTGATCTGCGTTTAACCAGTCACCTCCAAATGTAAGCCCTGTTGGATTCATGGCTACACGTTTATGGAGTACAGGCAACAACGAATCGTGAATACCTATGTAACGTGACTTCCCACACTTACCTTTAGGAAACATAATTTCAATTGATTTAGCTTCAAGGTTTACCTTGTTGTTTTTCAATTTCATTATTTCTCCTTGACGCATGCCAGATATTGCAGCAAATAAGATCATATCTCCAAGATCATCGTTATCTAGAGTTTCTCTAGCGTACTTGATCATTGTGAATATCTCATCTGATGTAAAAGCATCCCTCTGGTAAGCTGTTTCAGCCTCTGGAAATCTCTCAAATCTAGGGACTGTCCAGTCCTGACTTAAGAGCTGACACTTTTGACAAAACCTAAGAATTGTAGATACTGATGATACATACCTATTAAGTGAGGCATGAGCAAACGAATATCTGTCCTTGAGTTCCTTACAATCTTCCAATATCATGCGATATGAAATCTTGTGAGGGTCAATAGTTTGAGGATGGAACAAGGTGAACTTGCCTGAGTACAAAATTGCAGACTTACGTCCACTATTCTGCCACTCCCTACGATTGATGAGTGTGTAGTCTCGGCACTGTTTCCAAGACGTTTTCGGTTTTGCCATAGAGTTTCTTTTTAAGAGATTTAACTAAAGCATGTCCCTGTTTTGTCAAGGTCAGAGAGTACCGCCTACGATTAGAAGGATCTCTGTCCTTGCTAATCAGGTTCATACCCTTTTTGGCACCTCCTTTAAGTTGGTACCTGTGTTGTGCTGCTAAGTAATCAGTGTTCCTGCTACCAGCAGCGTTGCTGTAACCTAGCTCCTCCTCGAGTGCTTGCTTATGACAGCCATCATGTGAGGCTATATATAAGAAAGTGAGCTGGAGTTGCAGAGGCATTTCAGGATCAAACTTCACAAACTCTTCCATACATTGGAAAAGCTTGTCCATTTGATTATCTGTCAGTGTCCTCTTGAATGGATCGCTCGATCTGTCCATGGTTCATAGGGTTGGCACATTCGTACTGTAGCACGAATCTACCGAGGTGTATATCAATGTCACAGAACTTTTCTTTGTCCATGCCTATGTATAAACTTCCGTTTGAAAATAGCTGCATTAAAAGTTGAAGGTTGATTTAACAATAAGATTAATATAGCAATAGTGAGTATATATTACTACTGTTTCTTGTCAAACACTTGACGTTTTACACGATTAGTGTCGTCAGATAGCTGTTGTGACATAATGCTAAGCAGTTCATCGTGATTTGGATGCACAGCTATTTCGCTTAACAATTTGTTGTAATGTTTGATAAAAAGTCTTTCAGTCATTTGTTATTAAAGTCCAGTGGTAGGTCATTTGGCTTGAGGTGATACAGTCCCTCGTTAGTGCACAGCACAAACTCTTCGCCGTTCGTGATCGCTTTTTTAATGCGTTGACGGCAGTGATGATGTGAGCTGTATATCTTTTCAGTTACACGTCCGGTATTTGGATCAGTGATTCTCATCATTGAGTCCACTGAATCTGGGATCATGTAGCCATGTATCTTCCAATTCTCAAATTCCTCATAGCTCAAGTTCGGGAAGAACTCGTCAGGTAAATCAGCTATAGCTCTCCAATTATTGGGAAAGTATTTACGTGTCATATTTATCTCCTAGATATTTAATGTCTACAAGTTTGTGACCGTAGTGATCGCAGAAGTTCTTGGCGTGCCAAGCTGCGTCCTCGAGGTCGGGTGATTCGTAATACGAATAGTGGGTGTAGTCTGATTTGAGCGTGTCATACGCCATTTGAAATGATGCCATGAGCCTGATGAGTGTGTTGGATACCTGTTCCGAGTGGAGGGTTTATTGACTGTCAGGCGTAGTCCATGCGATTAGATGTCGCAATCGTTATGGGTAGGTATATCTGTCTCAGTGAATGCACATATTAAATAGTTCATTTGTTGTGCTTTCCTCCGCATTTGCATAAGAGTGTCAATCACCTCTTGGAAAGAGGATGCTTCGTCAAGGTTCTTGTTGTACTTCCATGCAACTTCATAGACAGAGGCTACGAATGCTGCTTGATTCATTAATCAACTCCCATAGTTTCTTTACGTGCTGCCATCTCAGCTATGCTGATCTCTTCTATATATGTATAGGTAGACCAGTCAGCCTGATCGTCAGCCATGATGCGAGCTTCAAGCTCCGCTTGCTCTTCGTTGTTAGCTTCAACAGTGAAGATGTGTTGTTCTCTATGAACTTCAACGTCATACCAAGGCATTAGTCTTTTCTCCTAGGGTCATTAGTAACTACTCCAACAACTGGGTTGTCAAAGTCTTTAAGCCTTGCTTGAACAAGGTCGGGTCTACCGCACCAACTACAGTTATGTACATTGATACGTCCCTCACTAGATACAACATGGGTGTAATCCCTTGCTGTTCTACGCTTTAGCGTGGTGCCATCTGGGAATGTGGCTGTAAGGGTTCTTGGTTTTAAATGGTCGTGATACATAATTAGTCCTTACATGGTTTGAATAGTTCTCTCCTTTCAGGAGCATTCTTTATTTCGTAATAAGCACGGATACCTTCAGCTATTTCCTTGACGCAATCAAGTGCATAGCTATCTTTCTCGATGTCAAATAGGTTGTTGTGTTTAGCACAAACAAAGTTCCTAAACATTCGGACAATCATTTCAGGTTCCACACCATGTATGGCTACGTGTCCGTCCTCGCTGTCCACGAGTATGGCTCCGCCCTCAGAGTGAGGAGTGTCCTTGAAATACATTGCGTTATAGCAGTCCATGAAAAATTCATGGTTAGTTTCTTGTCTCATAATCATTACCGCATGATGAGTGTGTACAGTAAGAGCAGAAGCCCTCAGCGTACGCAGTTATACTAGGGTGCATAAGTAGCGTACGAGGTGAGCGTCCATGCTATATGTCGGGTAGCTCGACAGTCCTTGGTCTTGACTGTCCATGAGACTTAAGCTTTTTATCTTCGAGCATGCGTGCATACGCCCACTCGAGCACACGGTCAAGCTGTGCGTGGGTGATGGTCATGCCTCTGTATGTGTACACCTTGGACATCAGGCAACCTCTGCGTATTCGTGGTCGCCTACTCTGCAACTGCAGTAGTATTCAACTACTGCCCATACAGCAGCATTCTTTAATTGTTTGATACTTACAGTATCGTCCCGATTAAAGTTATGTATGTAACCAAGGTCATAGAGAATACTCTCTATGTCTGACTCGTATTCGTCATAGAACTCTGATGTCTCAGAGTAGTAGATAAAGCCGGTCACTCCTCCCGAGCAGCCGTGATTCATCACGTCTCTGCACTCTTCGATATCATCGAAGCGTTTATCGAGAGCTTCTTTTAAAAGATCCATAGGAAATAAGACCAACCTCATTGGTTGGTAATAGCTGGGTGAGGAGTCGAACCTCACCTACTCCGACAGCTAAGCAAAGGCAATAAGCCTTTGTTGTTTGGTTAAGTATCTAGGTGTTGACTTAGCGTCGTTGGTACAACCAACAAACTCGTAAGTCATAACGCCGGTAGCCTTGACAGCTCGAGGTGATCGGTCAGTGTACTTACAAGTAACAGCATTGTTACTTAGCTCACGGATCCAGAATCCTAATGACATGTTGTCATTCATCATCAAGTTGATGAGCTTAAGTCTGTCAACGTTGGAGTACTTGTACTCGTAACCGTTGGTGTATCTGATAACTGCAGTAGCAGTGAATGGATTAACAGCAGCAAACTCAACAGCAGCAGAGTATCTAGGTTTAACAATGAACATAATCGAAATGTATAAAGAACAATTCATCCAAAGGATGAGAGCTAGTGATGGAATCGAACCATCATGTGACAGCCATGTCTAGCTAGTAGAGATGAGACTCTCCTCACCCTTAACAGGGAGAGTCGAGTATCTCTAGCTAATAGAATTGAAGAGGTGGCATATACTGAACAGCTACGCTGTCTTGATTGAACATCTGTTTGTAAACAGAGACGATCTTGTTAACAGTTTGCTCATCCTCTACTGACGTAGAGACAACCTTCATTCTTTCTTGTTCTCCTTTCCAGTAACCAATACCATCAAGGATGGTCATACCATCAAGGAGATTGTCGAGCAGTACTTGATACTGCTGCCATGCTTGGTCGTCAACGTATCCACCAGTGGGTATGTTGCGTCCGAAGAACATTTGAACTTGCATTTCATTTGTGTAAACAAATGCCAGCAACTCGACTCGAACGAGTATGCACCCCGGTGGATGGGCTGGCGGTGTGTACTTCCCATGCTTCGACATGTATGAACGGCGGTGAGGATCTGGTCTGCTGTGCCTTTCGCTTCGATCCCTTTTTACAGGTCGCCGATTACGCTCTTAACAACTGTGTTGTCAGAGCCACTTATCAAGGTGGGTCTTAGTCTGAACAATCTGTTGATTGACACCGATTGTTGTAAGCAACTAAGCTCGAAGCTCGTTTTATGGTTGAGGTGAGTTGTGATTGAAGTTATTGAGACTCTCCTCACCCTTATCAGGGAGAGTCGAGATAACAAGATCATCAACAACTCATCCTAGAGTTATTATACCGTGGTGTATCCTAATCTGTCTACTGTACCAATTATATTTCTGTCACAATAGTAATTGTGTAATGAAGCTGAGAATGTTATGGCAACAGATCGAGAGAGATCGAGACGCATGGCTATCGCCATGAGATTGTCGATGATTGCCTCGCTCGCTGCCGAAACGGAGCGTAGTGCATGAAGAACACAGAGAAAAGCACTGCCATCACTGGATTCTCGGCAGACTATACATCCCCCGTGCATGTTTTTCGACCCCCCTTGGGGGTATTTTTGAACCTGCTATACTACGTTAACCACTTCAGACATTTACGTTATTTTTTAAAGAGCTTTAGTTTATATAAGACCACCATTGTGAGAGACGTCCAGAATAATACTTCAATTATCATCTATATCACCTATCGACATCTCCCAACCTGTATCGGTCTTCTTCATACGTACTTTAGGTTGTTTTAAGACACCAGTCTTCTCAAAGTAGTCCTGTTTATACTTCCTTACAGCAGTATCTACCTCATGGGCAGACTTAAGCTCTATATATCTCTTCTCTATCCCAATTAAGTAACCTAATATAATCCAGTTAATAGGTTTCCAAGGAGTCTTCAAACTCTTGTACATGTTCTTAAAGGTATTTAACTTAAGTTTTGGCATATATAGTGTTATTACTGTTATTACTGTTTAGGTAGTTAGTGGAGTTGTTTCATTAATATCTTTCACGGATATTAGTTAAGAGGAAGGAGTCGCTGGTTTTAGCAGTCTCACTCCTCCCCCACAAGGGTCCACCCTTCCCCTGTATAGGTAAGGGTACCCCCCTAAAACCAGTGAGGGCTTGACTTCCCGTCAGGTAAACCTCTAGCTTGTTGTCTTTGGTCTTTATCCATCCCTAAAACCAGATGGTTAGTGGCTTGTTGGGGATTGTCTATGAAAGCTTCAAGGATATCCAACCACTCTTCAGACTTCCTAATATTGATCTGTTCTTGTGCTGAGATAGACAGTGAATCTGTAAAGTATTTAACCCCTTGGGCTAGACAGTCTAATCTGTCGTCGTGTTTTACAGCGTACTTTTCCCGGCACATCCTACTCATTTGATAGAAGAGCATGTAGAGGAGTCTATTTTCTGGGGGGAGTTCTTTGTTTGAATTGTAATCCCAATCAATAACCCCACGGTCAACCACAAGGCGATGTTGGTTGAGAACAGGCTCAAGACTATCAATGATTCTGTCTTCTTTCCTAATAGTCGCTCTAACTTCATCAATAAGTATTCGCTGTTTTGTCTGTTGAATATGTTTTTTAAATAGTTCACTTACAATTCCATCTCCAAAGTTTGTCTCGACAACCAACGTTGTAACATTGAACTTTTTACATCCTCTAAGGATGTCGAGCAAGGTATTATCGCTGTAGCCATCCCTGTATGCACGCATTTCATGCAGATAGAGGAAGCCGTTTTTTTGGGATATATACGCAGCAGTAGTTTCGTCGGAACCCCGTCCTGACGGGTCAACGCTGCAAATTGTCTCGGTATATTCAGTCCATTCTCCTTGCAGTTGCATAGGTGAATAGAAATAGTCCCCGGGGAGTCCCACTGTTGGTATGTCTTTGATGACATTTCGAGGATCTGAGCACCAGATGACATTATCGGGTGCAGTAGCAGGATTGACACTTGTAACAACAAGATCAGACATTTTGAGGGGAAACTTCTCAGCGTCAGATAGGGAAGTGTCGAGCATGAACTGGAGAGCAAAGTTGCTTCTTCCCATGGACGCTTCTCTTTCCACCAAGTCTTCATCATCAAACCTGTCAGGGTCAGTACAAGTATTAGGTAAAGCACCATTATCTATGTCCTCTTGTAATTGTGGAGCTATTAATCCGTCGTATGGTGTTGTGTCTTTTGGGAATCTTGCCGGCCAAACAAATGGTCTATAATTCCGCTCTGCCAACTTACGATAAACAGTAAAAGTAGTCTGAGGAGTCCCGAGATACATAATACGGCTATCGTCTTCCGGCGTAAGGATTGACTCGGCTTCGGTACAAAGTTGAAGTAGTTTTTCACGCATAAACTCCGTCATACTATTTCCGGGAACCTCGATGTCGTCGAGAATCATAAGATCCGCACGTGATCCAGTTAGCTGACCAGTAATACCCACGCTCTTCACTGAAGGTGCTTGATGCGGACTGCAATTTACGTCGAAGCTTATACGAGACCACCTTGAGTCGTCGGATTTGGGTTGTAAATGT